TGCAGGATCTATGCGTACTGCGATGGCTACATTAGCTGCTCGTGGTTTAGGTGCGTCTAGTCTTGCAGGTCAAGCTGTTATACAAGCTGCAATGGAATCTGCGTTACCTATCGCTATGCAAGATGCAAGCACGATGGCTCAGTTTGAAGCGCAGAATTTATCAAATAGACAGCAAAGACAAATGCTTGCTGCACAGCAACGTGCTACATTTTTGGGCATGGAGTTTGATCAAGCATTTCAAGCTAAAGTTATGAATGCTGCTAAGATTTCTGACATAGCTAACATGAATTTCACTGCTGAACAACAGATAGCTTTAGAAGATGCTCGTGCAGCAAACACTATGGAACTCTCCAACTTGTCTAACAGGCAAGCTATGGTGTTAGCTGAGGCTGCTGCACTATCACAACTTGATTTAGCTAACTTAAACAATAGACAACAAGCTGCTGTACAAAATGCTAATTCCTTCTTACAAATGGATATGGCTAATTTGTCTAATGAGCAACAGACATCTATGTTCAAGTCACAGCAAAACATACAGGCTTTGTTCTCAGATCAAGCTGCTGCGAATGCTGCTGCACAATTTAATGCTACAAGTGAAAATCAAACTAATCAATTCTTTGCTAATCTAGCTAACCAAACCTCTCAGTTTAATGCTAGTCAAAGAAATGCTATGGATCAGTTTAACATCAACAGTGTTAATGCATTGCGTGAATTTAATTCTGGTCTGCAGCAACAGCGTGACTTGTTCAATGCACAGAATGGCTTGGTGATAGCTCAGTCTAATGCTGCGTGGAGACAAACCATAGCTACAATTAATACAGCCACACAAAATCAAAGCAATATGGATTTTGCTAAAGTGATCAACGGATTAACTGCAGCTAACATGGATCAGATATGGCAACGTGAGCGTGATCTTATGAGCTTTGCATTTCAGTTAGAAAACAACAACGCTGATCGTGCAACAACTATTGCTGTACAAGAATTAGCTAATGAAGCATCATCAAGTAGTGACGCAGCATCAAGAAGTGCATCATTCTCTAATGCTATAGGAAGTATAGTAGGCGCAATCATAACAGGCTAATATAATGGCAGAATATAAAACATTAAGTGGTTTAGACTTAGACATTGGTGGCTTTACTGAGTCTGTTACTAGTCCTAGCAGAAGTCAAATCACAAGAGACTCTGTAGCCGAAAGAAATCGTGGTATTTTTAGTAAGCCTGAATTAGAAGAGGATACATCTGGTGGTTTCTTAGATGGTATGATTACTTGGTTTGCTGAAAATGGACATAGTATAAGTAAAGACATTGATAGTACAACCGTGAAGGACGATACATTAAAAGAGTATCAGAACTTAAAAATACGTGATGATAGCTTTGATGTAATGAGTTTCAAACCTCAAGGAGAGGTACTAAAAAAAGATGCACCTACTGAGCAAGAAATTATGGCTGATAAGTATATTCGTATTGATGATAGCCCTGCTGTTGAGGTGCAGCCCACCGATGGGAAAGATCCTAAACAACAATTATTAGATAAGATTGCCGTAGGAGAAGGTGCTGTACCCGAATTACTTATAAAACAAAAAGAGTATGGCATGAGTACAGACCAGTATGATATGGTATATCAGTATGGTAAGTATGCTGTGCCTGATAAAAATGTATCAGAAATGACATTATCAGAACTTTATGATTTTCAAAAGAAACTTATAAATGCAACTAAAGGTAATGTGCCAGGAACTACATTAGGAACTAGCGCAGTCGGTAAATATCAAATATTGAAAAAGTCTTTGTTTGGAAATGGTACTCCAGAAAAACCTATGAAAGACTCATGGGCTGATAAGCTAGAGCTAACACCCGATACAGTATTTACACCAGAGTTACAAGAAAAGATAGGTATGCTTGCCTTAAAAGAAACAGGCTATGACTCCTTTGTAGTAGGTAAAAAAACACAAGAAGACTTTCATAATAGAATAGCAGACATATGGGCTTCCGTATCTAGAGTATCAGGTGAGGACACGTATGACCAAGGTACACGTACTTCGTATTCTGATTTACAACCAATATATAAATTAATTAAACCTAAGACAGGTATAATGAGCAAGTAGGTAACAATAATGTTTGGACTACCACTAGAACTAATCACAATGCTTTTCTCCACTGTATTAGGTGGAGTAATGTCTATCTGGGGTCAGTCAATGAAGAACCGCCAGTTGCAACAAGAGATGCTTATGCAACGTGCAGAGTTCAACCGTAGTGCTGTAGCTGATGCAAGAGATGCAGGTAAGACTGACAAGCACTTTGCATGGACACGTAGACTTATAGCTTTATCTGCTGTGTTCTCTATAATTGTATTGCCAAAGCTAGTCGCTGTGTGGTATCCTGAAGTGAGTGTGTATGTAGGATACACTGAGGCTACTGGTGGTTTCTTTAGTTGGTTGTTTGGACCAGATGAAGCTATCAAGTGGAAGATGGCTCAAGGCTTTGTAATCACACCACTAGACACACACATCGTATCAGCCATTGTAGGATTATACTTTGGCGCAGGATTTACAAAATAAGGTACATATAAAATGGAATTACTAAAAGCACCTATCCCAGGTCAATCATTGACAGATGAACCTAAGAACTACCCTTGGGAGAATCCACCAGAGATTGTTGATCCTGAAGAAGCTATTGCTATGCACATGAGTAAGTTCAATGATCCTGAAGTTATTGACAACATGATCGATTTACTTGATCTAGGCTTTCCAGTAAAAGCATTAGCAGAAAGTGTTCTTACAGCTAGTGTTGCTGCAGGATGGCACAGCATAGACATCAGCCTTATCATTGCACCCTTTATGCATGAGCATATAAAGTCTATAGCTAATGAGGCAGGTGTGGATTATGTAGAAGGTCTGGATGAATCTGACGTAGATAAACAAGAAAGAGAACGTAAAGCTATTAGAGCTAGGGTAAGTAAAGAGTTAGCTGACACACCTCAAGATGAAAGAGATGCAGGTTATGACATGGCTATGGAAGCATTAGATGTGCTAGACAAAGCTGAAGAGGATTACGAAACATTGCAGGAAGCTCCCGAAGAACCTGTAGAAGAAACACAAGAGCCACAGATGCAACGTGGCCTAATGGCAAGAGGTTAGTAATATGGCAGGGTTTTGGGCAGGTTTTGGTGAGCAGTTAAGTGAGAACATTGAGCAGCGCAAGAAGACTCTAGATCGTTTGATTGAAGAGAACTTAGAGAATGCTCGTGTCGCTAAGGGTAAGTACGCTAAGAATAAACAGGTAGCTAATACTGTATTAAAGTCTGCTGAGTCTATAAGAGATAGGTATGGTCTTAGCAAAGGTCAGACACTAGCTCTAGCAGAAGCGTATGGAAAAGATTTACCCTTACTAGAGGCAACCTTAGATAAAAATAGCAATAACTTAAAAGCTAATGTAGGTATTGGCTACGATGCTACAGATGTAATGGCATTTGTAAATATGTCAGGTGATCTAGAGTTTCCTGAAGATGTCAATATAGCTCAAGGCGTTGAGAAGTTGATGGGTCTACACTACAATGAAGCTGCTAAAGAAAGTAATCCTAAAAGCGAAAGTGCTAAGACTCGTAGCTTTATTCGTGCAGCAATGGCGTTTGACCCACAGATGCAAGCAATGGAAAGAATGGAGTCTATCAAAGGTCCAGGCGGTATGACTTATGCACAGCTTCTTGAGCTAGAAGCAGCAGGGTTTGCACCAGAGGATATATACGGTGGTGTAACAAGAGGTGCAGGACCAACATACGACTACACTGAAGCCACTGGTAGAACTACTAATAATTTCTTTTCACGAGAGCTATCCCAAAAGATATTCCAATCTGATTTAACTAATCCAATAGACTATAGTAATTACACTGCTAATGAAGGTAGAGATAAAGCATTACTAAAAGCCAAGATAAACAATGGTGGTACAGCAATGCAAAGGCTAGAGAAAGAAATAGTCCTTGCATTTAGAGGTACAGACATGGGCTTAGACTCTTTCCGTAAAGGTGTATTACAAGATATATATGACAACATAGAAACAGAAGCACAGTTAGATAGTTTTATTAAAAGTGTTAACAGTCAGGCTGCACTTGGTATCATCAAAGCTAAGAATGGTCAGTTAAGTCCTGAAGACATTCAAGGTATTATAGCAGGTAGCAGAATAGATCCAGAAGCAGAAAAGAAAGACGCACCAGTTACAGTTGCTAGTGACAATCTTGAAGAAACTACTGTTGTTCAAGAAGATGCTGATGCAATGGAAGATTTAGGTGTCACTAAGACTGCTACTGTTGATGATCAAGACTCAATGGAGGATATAGGTGTTACTAAAACTAAAGTAGAGCCACCTACTGTAACAACAGATAAAGGTGAAGCACCTGCAGTCTTAACTTCTATAGATGATCTACAACTTAGAGATACTTACTTTGACGCACCTGAGTCTATAAAAGAGCAAATAAATAATCTAGACCCAACAATTAAAACAGATGTTGATGTTGCTAGAATGTTGCTATTACAAAACCAGAAGTCTATGAAAGAACGTACTCCATTTATAGATGCTGCAGTAGATAAGATAAACATGCTTAAAAATGCAGAAGGATTATCTGAGGATCAAAAAGCTGCAGAAACTCTGAAAGTACTCGTACAAGAAGCAAATATTACTATACCAACAAATGAAACAGAGATGGGTTACTTTAGAGATGACTTGAAGGAAGCTATTGAAGATCATGGACTAGACATATCTCCATCCGTAGAGCAAGCTATAATTAAGAGAGCATCTAAATTTGACTTAGCATCGATGCAGTTACCTGATGATACACCTAAATTGTCTGAACAATTACCAGAACTTAACGCAGCAGGATTTGTAGCAGGTAACGCAGGGCAGGTAGCTCTACGTAATATAGAGGCTGCTGATAGTCTCAGAGATAGTATGGCTAACTACACTCGTGCAGAGTGGAATGAAATGTCTCGCAAAGAGCGTAAAGAAAAAGGCTTACCAGAGAACAGGTTAAACTTGTACTTCGCAGGTAGTGATGCATTTAAAGCACCAGAGAAACAAGCTCCCGAAGATACTAAGATACAAACATCTCAAGACTTTATTGAGCAAGAGTTCCGTAGCGTCATAGAATACCTTGAAGAAGAAGAGGTTGACTATGAAGATAGAGAAGACATCAAGACAGGTATAGCTGCATGGTTTGCTGACAATGACGCAAGACTAGATATATCATCTAGCTTAACAACAGACGAAATAACAGATGGTCTTATGCAGGTTTTACAAGAACAAGGATAGATAATGTCTAACGCTTTATCGTATTATACTGCTGAGAGTATGCAGGATAAAAAAGTATCGGACTTAGCAACAAACGCTGACTTCCTCAAAGACAGTATAACTTTTCTAAAGTCTAACAGAAAAGGTTACACAGACGATGACGTAGGCAAGATGTCTGCTGACGATGTTGTGTCTGAGGTTTTAGAACACTTCCGCTATCAAGTTAGCAATGAAGTTACTATGGCTAAAGACTTGTACTACATGAAAGATGATAGTGTAGACGTAAATGAGAAACAGTCTTTCGGTAGACTTATGTTTGCCTTTGATAATTCAAAAGGTGAGGGTTTGTTTGACAGAGGCGGTGAAGCATTCTTTGATTACGTTCAGGGTGGCGGTAGTGCACCTAGTACATACGGATCTATCCTAGCAGGATTTGCTTCTGCAGGTACTGGTGCTGCTGCAATACAAGGTACAAAGGCTGCATCTTTACTTGCACTCAGAGAGCTAGGCAAGAAAGCTATCAAGCGTAGTTTAGTAGCAGGTATGGCAGATGGTGTTGTAGCTGCAGGTCAAACATACGGCAATCAAAAGATACGAGAACAAGTAGCACCTGAAGTTGGTGTAGACTACAAGGGTAGTAAAGGCGCAGTTGCATTAAGTGGTGCGTTGGGTTTTGGCATGGGTGCAGCAGGTTATGGTATACCTGCATATACGCAACACCAAGGTGCTAAGAAACTAGCTGATACTATTGATATGGGCAGAAAAGCTAGTGAAGATAGAATTAAGGCTAGTGCTGCAGTAGCAAAACAAAGAGCTAAAGAAGCTGCTAAAGATGGTAAGAAAGCAGCTAACATGGAAGGTGCTACTAAAAGAGTTCTGCAATCTATTGACCCTAACCTTGTACGTGAAGGTAATCTAGTTAAGAAGTATTTACTTAGTGAGGATATGCCTGATGGATTGATAGGTGGTTTAAGCTTAGAGACGGTACAAAGGTTATCTGCTGCATCCTACGACTTAGCTGAAAGACTTGGTGTAAACTTAAGTGACCCTAATGTACGTATAACTGAGATACTAGCAGATAATATAGGCAAGAACCAAGCTGCATTCTTTCAAGTAGCAGACGCCTATGGTCTTACACCAAGACAACTTTCTGCAACCTATGCGGCTGAGGTATCACAGGCTGCTAAGATATTAGGAACACAAAGTGGTCTATCTAAAAGAGCAAGAAAAGCAGATTTAAATAGGCTGTCTAAAAAGGTAGACGAACTGTATGAGGCAGGTATGGCTCCTGCAAAAGCAGAAGATTTAGCTGTTATATCTAAAGCCACTCGTGATAATAGTAACATTATCTGGCGTAACTTTAAAGATGTAGAGAATGCTAGACGTTTGTTTATGACATCTCAACCTGCTACAACAATGCGTAACAATATATTCTCTGTAGCTATGACAGGTATAGACATCATCGATCAGTTAAATGCTAGTGTGCTTAAGACTGTAAGTGGTAAGTCTGGTATGCCTGAGTTCAAAGGTACACTGTCTAACTTAAAGTATCTGACTAAAGATAACTACGTAGCCGATGCACTTGTTACTATGCTACAAGGACAAGCACCAGAGAAGTTTCAAAAAGTATTCTTTGATGCAGCTATTGTAGAAGCTAACGTTGTTAAGAATAGTAAGCTAACTAAGCTAGGTGCTGCTGCTAACACATTAAACACCTTATCTGACTTTGTAGTTAAACGTGCTATCATTACTGGTAATATAGACAGGACACTGAGACAAAGAAAAGACTTACACAAAAGCATCGGTAACAGTGTAATGGATATGTTGGAGAAAGGTACAGCAGATCAATTACCTGAAGACATACTTGATGCAGCTATAGATGAATCATTAGCGTTTACTTTCCAACGTAGGTTTGGTGGTAAGGATGCTAGTCAGTTAAACAGAGGTGTAGGAAACTTAGTTAGGTTTATACACAACACAGGATTAACTGTTGTTATACCTTTCCCTAGATACCTAGCTTCTCAAGCTAAATTTGTATCTGACTATACAGGTTTAACTTTATTGAGAAGACCATTGCTTGACGGTGTAAAACCTACTACCCAAGAGACAGCCAAATTTATGACAGGTGCAATGACATTTGGTGGACTCTACAGTATAAGTAAAGATAAAATACACAGAGGTCTTGAGTGGTTTGAGGCAGAAGGTGAGGACGGTAAAGTGTATAATGCACAGGCTGCTCTTGGTCCTGCGTCTGCACAAGTATACGTAGCAGACTACTATGCTAGGATGATGGAAGGTTTACCTGTCAAGCCTTTGTCAGAGGCATCTAAAGATTTAACAAAGATACTAGGTGGCACAGAGTTTAGACCTGGTGTTGGACTTGCTGATAATATTATACGTGCTGCAGAAAGCGGTAATTGGGAGCCTCTTACAAATCAGATAGGTGATTACTTTAGTTCCTACACATATCCTGCTGCAGTACTGAAAGACTTCTATGGTCAATTTGATCCACGTTCATCCTACTTACCTGAGACAAGAGATGCTACCGTATCCGTTGTAGAGTTTATGGGTATGGACTTTACTATGTCTACCATACAAAGAATTACTAGACACCTGCCTGACTTTGATAGTGACACAATGTCTGAAGGATTAGAAAAAGGTTTAGGCATAAAGATAGCACCTGATACATTAGCTAAATATCTAGAGTTTGCTAACACGTCTACACGTACATACTATCAGACTCAGTACACGAAAGATGCTGATGCTAATAATATGAGACAAGATGCTATACGTTATGATGTTTTTGGTAATGGTCCTATCAGGATACTTGATCCGCTAGTAAAACAACTTACTGGGTTTGTAGGTAGACCACCAAAGAATGCACTACAACGTGAGATGACTAGGCTACAGGTAGATCCTTTTAAGATATACAATCCCTACATGGAAAAGAACCAAGCACTAGAATTGTTTACACAACAAAAGCTACAAGGTAATTTAGCAGCTAAAGCTAATCTGTTTATGATGTCACCTAGATACACAGAATCTAATGATCAACAGAAACAAGCAAGGCTTAGAGAGTTTTTGAAAGCAGAAGTTAGAGTAGCTAGAGCAGACGCTAGAGAAACACTACAAAGAATGTCACAACTACCCGAAGCTGCACAAGACTATGAGTCTTTCATGCGTGGAGAGTTAAAAGCTATGGGTAGACAAGAGAGAAAATTTGCTGACTTAGGATGGGCAGAGATAAGAAGTCAATACGGATATGAGGGTTTGTCTTTTGATGAAGCCCTTGATGTAGTTGATGCAGATAAAGTATTTACGCCTGAAGAGAAAGGCATCTACAAAACTAACTTGATAGATTTATATATAGGACTCAAAGACTATCAGAAGTACATAAGAGATACACAATAAAAGAGGGGCGCAGTTAGCGCCCTTATTTTTTTACACCATTAAGTTTTGCACTTCTCTCTGACCACATCTGTGCTGCAATCAAATGCTTTACAGCTTCTCTTGTTTCACTAGTGTGATACAGATTGTCTGTTATAAATCTATCCAAGGACTCTACTCGTTCTTGAATACCCTCTTTAAAATGATCCTGCCTCCTAGATACAAAGTCTTTTGCTTCTTTTTCTAGGCTCATATTTGTCTACACCTCCTGTGGTATCTCTGTACAATAAGCATAAACCTTTGAATCAGGTGATGGCCTAGTACTCAAAAGCTCACTACGAAGGTACACTGCGGCACTTTTACATGAGTCCATTGTAGGATATATGTGGTTGACTGCCTTAACATTAACAAAACCATTGCCAATAGTAAGTATGAGTACTAGGACATACATTATTCTGACTCTATAGGATCGTCAGTAGTTACATCTTTAATGACATCTACAGTTTTTTCATAAACAACTACACCTGTTTCGTAAGTTGCTTTAGCTGCAGGTTTTACTACATTATCATATGTACCTACTGCTGTTAATAAATAAACTACAGGTACTAATATATTAAATAACAACATGATTATCTCCTTTATTGTTGTTGGTATAATATCATAGTGATTATACTATGTCTACTATTTCGCACACGTCACCACTACAAGCCATTGTTTGCATAGCGACTGTGTTATCTTCTTGTTCATACTCACTAAGTTTTGACCAATCTATACTCTTTGGCATTATCTTACTAAGCTTATTGTAATCATCCTTAGTACAATCCTGATACGGAGCTTGTTGATAAGTATGATCTGAGTGAGGTAGAAACGATACGCCTGACATTTCATCAAAGTGTTTATAAACAAATGCGCCTACTTCCATCCACTCATTTGAGCGAACCGTCACTGTTACAGAAGGTTTGTGTTCACACCAGTGTCGCTGATAAGTTAGCCATGTCTCCAACTGTTCAATGGCTGTCATATCGTTTCGAGTTACAGCTTTTCTTGGTGACCTCATTGGGAAACTAAACACTGTAGTGCTATCAGGTTTCATAACGCATGGCGCATTAGGTATACCTTGATCCTTCATCATCTGTGTAAGTGGATCTTTATTGTCACCGCGCACAGTTCTAATATAATGTAATGCATGTCTAGCATGTATGCCTGATGCTGAATCAACTAATTGTGATACTGTTCCGCTTGGCTTGACACAGGTGATTGCTGCGCTTGTTGGAATGCCAAGGCGGTTAGCCCAAGTAGTATTAGTACGAACAGCAATTTCTCGTAGATGTTCAAGAGTCTTCTCCAATCCTTTGTTTGCTGATGTCATAAGAGGATTATCCATTATCCCTGTGAGTGACACACCCAACAGACGCTCCTCTTCCGTATTCGTTGTCCACACCTTCCGCAAGTATGGAAACTTCGTGTACGTGGATTGGATCGTGCCAAGAATAGTAGCCAGTTTAACTTTTCTTTCCAGGTCATCCACGTTATCCGTAGCCCTAACCACCACTTCAGTAAGATTACAAAACTGATATGGTCTAAGAATGATCTCAGAGCAAGGGTTAGTTCCAAACTCATGTTCAGGATCACGTCTCCCATATTTTGCAGCTTGATTCTTACTTGCTTGACGATTGAATACACCACGTTCTCCTGACTTACTTTCTACTAGAGCCAACCACTCACGCATAAATGTCTCTGAGTCTGGCTTCTCTGTATACGATACACTGTTATTAGCTAAAGCTCTATGTGCTGCATTCTCCCACCACTGTCCTGACTTAGCGTGACGCATACGATCATCACTGAGGTTAGACAAACTAATCATAGCACTACGTCTAACTCCACCGACTACAACTATCTGACCAATAAAACACATTAGGTCATGGCATTCTAAGCTAGATAGCCTACGCCCTTGAGCATCCTTAAATGTCTTTACTGCAAAGTTGAATAGCTCAACAAGAGGTGCAGGTCCACTAGCTCTACCACCAAATGTTTTTAGCCTTGCACCTGCAGGGCGAACTCTAGTTATATCCCACTTCGGAATCTCACCTGCCCATAAGAGTGCCAACAATTGTCTGAACGCCTTAGCCCAGCCTTCCTTGCTGTCCTTTACCACAATGGTAGTATCACTATCGAACAGTTCAGGCACTTCGGGAAGCTTGCTAATGAACTGCCTCTCAACACTGAAGCCGACACCAGTGCCACAGAGCAGGATGTACATAGCTTCATCGAAGGACTTTGGATCATCTACAGGTAAGTAGCTACAGTTATATCCTGCAGTGTTATCTCTATCCAAAGCTGCACCTGCTGTCATCATTGCTCTCATGCTAGGCATAATGTCTAACGATAGAATAGCTTGCTCTATCTCAGTAGATGTTTCTTTATTTACCTTGTCACCCACTACGTTACCTATGTAACGACTAACTGTCTCAGGCCAAGACTCTCTGCCTTTGCCATCAATGTATTTAGCGTATCGTGACTTGTGTATAAAGCTTTGGTAGTCTGTTGGTAAGTAGTTATTCATGTTTCTTCACCTCTATCTTTCTAATTACTGCACCATCAATATCATAAATAATATTTTGGAATAACTCAGTAACTGCCTCCTCGTGCATCTCTGCTACTATGGGTAGTATCCGTTCTTCCTCGTCTATTTCTATTGTTAGTTTAATGTTAAACTTCATCTCTTATCGCCACTGCCTTGAATGGTTCCTCGTTCCATACGACTATTAAGTTTAGCTAAGTTGCGTTGGGCAAGGTCTGTCATATCAAAGTTTAAGTCACGACATAAAGCTGCAATGTACCACAGACAATCACCTATCTCTGCTGCTACATCATCTCTGTTAAACGTCCCATCCCTTAACATCTTCTTTACTTTGTTGGCTACTTCACCTGCTTCACCTGCGAGTCCCAACGCAGGGTAAACTATCTCATGCTCTTTAGGATATATAGCAGTCTTCTCTGCTTCAATCTGATACTCTTCAAATGTCATTTCATACATATCTTTCCAAGCGTCTATATCATCTGGCGTTATCATTTATGTATCTCCTTGTAGCGATCTTTAAGTCTATTGAGATACCAGATAGCTTTATCTATATCTTCTAATCCATTCTTATATTCGTGCCTCCATAAATACTTTAATACATTAGCAGCGTGAGGTGCTGTAGCGCCTGACATATTCTCTGTCATTGCTTCTATGGCTTCAATACATTCTATGCCACTATGATTGTAGTGTACTGGATTATTTACTTGATCATGGTCTAGTGTTGTATCACTAGTTAGTGTAATAGTTAAATCAGAATCTGATAGCATTATGCGTTTCCCTTCGTTTTTGTCCACTTGTTAAGTCTATATACATTTCCCTCTTTCGTTACAATAGGTTTCTCTTCTTCTTCATCCATAGAAATTAAATAATCTCTGTGTTCTTTTACTAAAGCATACAAGTATGGTTGCTCATTAGATAGATCTAAGAAAGCTGACATCATGGTAGCCACATCTACTATGCCATTAATTATAGGCTCAGGTAAATTATGCTCAGGAGATATAGCTATTGATACATTTGTTTCACCCTCCCATTTATTAGTGTCTTTATAATTTACTGGACTTATAACTATTGCTATCTCGTCATCGTCTAAGTCATGTCCCATCAGTCTTTCCTTTTTGTTTTTAATTCTATTCGCTTAACTGTAATCTCTTTACCTTTTTCTTTTAACCACTCTTCAGGTATAACACGATGCGCCCATTGAAACTTATACTTGTCACACCAATTGCAATACCTAGACTTAGCACCCTTGTATAACTTTGAGTTTGCATTACTAAATACAAATCGTATGTCTAACTCAGGGTGTTGTCTCTGTATCTCACGATGCTTACGTCTGTCTGCACTATCAAAGATACCTTTAGTTTCTATGATAATACCATTGTCCAATACAAAGTCTGGAGTGTAGGTGCGATAACGTAGGTCTTCCCACTCTACCTTCAATACTTCATATCTAACTTTCTTTTGTTTCTTGCGTAAGTACGCAGCAACCTCTTTTTCTAAGCCGCTGCGATACCTAGCTTTGTTATGCCGCATACTCAGGACTCAATAGAACATAGTCTACCATAGGTGGATTCTGAGCCTTAGACATTACAGCAGTACGTGTTTGTATATTAGACCAACACTTATGTTTAAATGAACAGAAGCCGCATTCAGATCCAAGCTTTAGATTGCCTGTGGGTTTACGGAAGTGTGTCTCAGGTACAGCTTCAAAGCAACGCTTAAAAGGTTTGTCTTCATTGATATACTCTACTGTATCTTCGATGCTTTCCATTACTGCACCCTTGTCTACATCGTTTGCATCAACATATTTAAACTCACCATTAGCTTTGTTGACTACCCACCAACCACCAACATCTACACCTGCAGCTTCAGCGTAACCTACTAGTTGAGACACGTATCCAAAGCTGTCACTCTTAGCTAAAGTTTCTAAGCTGTTAAACTTATTTTTGTATGACCAGGGTGAGGCTGACTTAACATCGTCTACCTTACCATCAAGCACCATGTCGTATTCACCTTTTACTTCTGTGCCATCCTTTAGTTTAAGAGTTACATTGTCATTATCTTTGAAGTCTACTTCAGCAGCACGAAGAAGACCCTTGAACACTGCTTCCACAATGTCACCTATGATCATGTTAATCAAGAAGTGCGGTGGTAGTGGTGTCTTATCTTCTGGGTCATTCTTCTCAAACCATAGCTGACAAGTAGGACGCCCAATGTTGGACATCCTTAATCTAAACTCATCACGAGGCTTGCCACCGAACTGCTTCTCCAGTGCAGCTTCAACATCAGAAGCAACTTGCTTACGTATGTCTTCAGCCATATCTGTTTCACCCTTGATAGCTTTACCAAGGTACTCAAAGACAGCTAGTTCAGCAGGGTGGTTCATTATTCTTCTGCCTCTTCTACGTTAACAAACTCTGCTACTATTGCAGCATCATCATCAGAGATATTCTTTTGATTCTTCTCACTCCACTGTTGTAGAATGTAAGAGTTTTGAGTAGTGATGTACTCCAAGAAGTTGTGTAGTGTTTGTTGATCTTCTTGTTTCAAATCAATCTTATCACCTGATTCTAGAGTCATAACAGCAAAGGTATTACCTGTATTAGAATTAACTAAGTCTGCACCTAATGTAATCATACACTGAATAGGCAATACGTTTTTACGTGACAGTGCATTCACTGCTGCATCCAAAGACTTGATGCTTGAAGGTGGTACTTCAAAGTAAAAAGGCATATCAGTAATAGGATCAACTGGATTACCTGCTTCGTCAGTAACACCTGCTGCACTCAACTCACCAAAGAGAATCTTCTTACGCTTAATGCTACGTATAAGATCTTTTGTTTTGTCTGGTAAGCTATCCCAATCTTCGATATAACCTGATGGTCTACCTAGATTGAATGTACCCATGTTATCTTTGAGGTCACCTTTAAGATCGTTAGACATGATAGTTTTCATCATTATCTCATCCTTGGCGTCCCACTTAGACCACTGCTGTCTGATTGCAAAGATACGTACAACAGGTTTAGATGCATAAACAACATCGTCTTCGCCTCTTGTAATCTTGAATGATCCTGATGGTACAACCTCAGTTCTGATAGGCTTACCATTAACATCAATCTCACCCATGATACCTGTGTGCATCAGGTTTACTCTAGGTAAAGCAGGTGTCTTTCTTTCACCATCACCACTGTTAGGATTTACACCTACTGCTTCTGCAAGTGACATACCTAAATCATTTTGTATAGCTAGTTCTGTATTCATTTTACTTACTTCCTTTCAAAGTTAAAGATGGTTAGTTATACTCTATACGTCCACTGTGTCAAGCCAATTGTTTCCTATTTTAGCTTCTAATAACAATGGAACATTCATTTCTATATCGTATGCGTCTTTTATGACACAGTTTAAATTTGCGTTGATGATCTCTACAATAGTCAATACTTTTTTTACTTCATCAGGGTGTACATCTATCACCATAGAATCGTGTACTGTGTTAACTAAGCAAGACTGTAGTGGCTCAAGCATCTTCTCAAACTCTAGTAGAACAACAGGCACGATGTCACCTGTAGCAAAGCCTTGCACTGGATAGTTCTTGATCATGGTGAAGTGTGTTACACTACCGCTTTCTCTGCGAGACACATCAGGGAATGCATACTGTCTACCACTTACGTTAGTTATCTTAAGAAACCTGACAGCTTCATCACCTAACTTCTTGTGCCACTTAGCTACACCCTTGTACTTCTTTGTAAAGTGTTCGTAGTATGCAGCTACAGCCTTGGGTCTACCATATCCTGTAGCACCAAAGAGAGGGGCAAAGGTATGTTCTTTTGCTGCCTGACGCTCTGTAGGTTGCCCTGCATCACTGATAACCTTTGCTGTGTAGGAGTGTACATCAAATCCTGTTTCTATCTCCTGCATAGCTGTGCTATCCTGTGAGAGGAATGCAGCAACTCTGAACTCCAACTGAGCAAAGTCACACTCCATAATCTGCCCACCTTCCCATCGTGATACAAACACACGCTTCACTGGGAATGTTCCTCCTCTTGGCATGTTCTGCATGTTGGGATTTCGTCCAGAAAATCTACCTGTACTGGTGACACTTTGGGTAAGGTTGACGTGAAGGAATCCGTTGGGCTTGGTGAATATATCGATACCATCCACGAAGCTACTAAGGTAACTGCTGATAGCAGAGAGGCGCTTAAGATCAGAAAGAAAACTAACAGCAGACTCCATGCCGTTGCTTGTAGCGGTAGCCATAAGCATTTCAAGATTGTTCTTACTAGTACTAAAACCATTTGCGCTTACCCATTTCTTGCTTGGTGGATTGAACATAAGTCCTGCAGTTTCTTTTGTTTCTGACAGCCTGTAACCTTTTGCGTCACAGTCTTTGCATTTGTTTGGTATCTTATAAAACGTACCATCTTTTCTTTTCTTATATTTTTTACCTTCACCATTACAGGTAGAGCAAGTAGAAGCCTTGGTTTTTTTAATCACCCTAGTGTTAGACGCTACCATTTTATGAAACTTATCTTTGCATTTGGAATGAGCTACAGCTTTGTAATCCCCACTATCGTCATAGTCAAAAACCTTTACCCATTCAGCTTTATCTAAAGGCTTCCTACTAAATATAACTTGAGATACTTGCTCAGGACTATTTAGGTTTATAGGTGTGTCACCCATGAGTTCACGAGTCTTGCGCTGCAGCCTGTCTTCTATCTCTGCTTTCTCTTGCTCAAACTCATGCCTCACTTTTTGAAGGGCGGTTCTATCCACACAGATTCCTGACATGTACATTCTGGTAAGGGCTTTACATGTGCGGAAGGTAATATCTCTGACTCTATGTAAGGACTCTGCTTCTGGCTTGGCGTAGTCTTGTTCCAAGGCAAAGAACAACTCACGAGTAATGTTGAG